TCCTTCTCAATGACGGTAGACCCGGTGGGCTTCTTGTTCTTCGTGGAGAGATTGACGATGATGATAAAGAAGAATTGAGAAGTCGATTCAGAGGAAATATTGGACGAGTTGGCTCAACTACGGTAGTTAGTGCGGATGATGGCGTTGATTTCGTGGATACCTCATCAAGCCCAAGAGATGCCGCCTATATCCAAATGCGTCAAATTACAAAAGAGGAAATTCTTGCCTCTTTCGGAGTCCCCGAATCAGTCATTGGCAACGCCTCTGGCAGAACTTTCAGCAATGCGAGTGAAGAAATCCGTGTTTTCTGGAATGAAACGATGGGGCCACACTTGGAAATTCTTGCCAGAGCACTCGACGAACTAGACGATGACCATTACGTCGATTTTGACACTTCGTCTGTCCCTGTTTTGATTATGGCCAAACAAGAGGTTGAGCGTTATAGCCTAGAAGAATTCAGAAGCGGAATGATAAGTCTAAACGAATATAGGACTGTGACTGGCAGGGAAAAAGTTGAGTCAGAACTGGCCGACAGCCTCCTAATGAACCCCAACCTGACCCCAATCGGCAATACGGAAAAGCCCATGGCCCCACCACAGCAGGGTATGCCCATGCCGGGGGCACAGCCAGGAATGCCGCCGGGAATGCCGGGAATGCCACCAGAAGCAGCAGGAATGCCCCCAGGGGCGCCAGATGCAAATACGATGAGCGGTGCACTTGCCATGGAGCAAGCCGGGGGAATGGCCACTCCAGGAGGCGCTCCTGCGATACCCCCAGAGATGACTGGAGGCCCTGCGGCTGCCGGTCCGGGAGCGTTCGGTCAAATGTCCATGAATCCTGCGGAAATGCAGTTCAAAGAAGACATTAGTGAAGTTTCGCTCAATCGCTGGACCGAGATATTAGATAGAAGTCTCGAACGAGTTATGGAGCGTAGTCAGCGTGTTGTTTTAGAAAAATTGAGTGGTCAAAAATCAAAGAAATCCCTAGCCCAGGGTGTTCTTGACATAAATTCAATTCTTCAAACCGATGTTTGGACCAGACAGATGGACGAGGACATTCGACCCGTTCTGTCTGCCATTATAAAAGACTCAAAAATCAATCATGCGGAGAAGTGGGCAATGTATACGCCCCCCACAAACGAAGAAACTGCCGTAAACATAGATGCTCAAATGGGAAGAATAAAATCCCTTTATGATTCCTGCGTAGCAACACTTTCAGAATCTATATTCAACTCTTACGGGATAAGTAGTGATGATGAGCGGTATACCGCTTTACGGACGTCTGTTAATACCGTCTTTACGGACATGTTAGCCAACCAGCGTCCACGCATTGCTTCCTCAGAGGCAAAACGCGCATGGGAATTCTGCCGCCCATAAATAGTATACTGAAACTCAATACACTAATTTCAGTAAACTAGACATATTTCCAACATAGTTATCATTAGTTGCAGAATACTCACACCTACTGAAACTATCATTGTCAATAGACGCTAGGAGAGATATGTCGCAAAATACCACGTCAGATATCAATTTCAAGGCACTTAATGGGCAGTTCAATATTGATGAGGCCCAAGGAATCGTCGAATGTTTTGTTGCTGCTATTGGCAACAAGGACAGCGTAGGCGACGTAATTGTCTCGGGGGCGTTTAATGAAAGTCTCAAGCGTCGCAAGCCTCGCGTAGTTTGGGGACACAGTTGGAATGACCCCATCGGTAAGGTCATCGAGATTTACGAAGTACCCGCAAACGACCCGCGACTGCCAGCAAAGATGAAGCAGGCCGGAGTTGGTGGAGTTTATGCACGCGTTCAGTTTAATCTCGCAACTGAAAAAGGAAGAGAAGCATTCTCTAGCGTTGCATTCTTTGGTCCAGAACAAGAATGGTCAATTGGCTACAAGACACTCAATGCCACTTTCGACCCAAATGTACAGGCTAACATTTTAAGAGAAGTCGAACTTTATGAAGTAAGTCCTGTTCTCCATGGTGCCAATCAGTTGACCGCCACCATCTCCGTAAAGAGCGAAGAGGGTGAAAAGTGTGGCGTTCCAATGGGTATGCCAAATTCCCCTCATATGTACGGTGGTACCCCTGCCCCCTCTGCAATACCACGGATTGTCTCCGTTGATGCCAACAGGCTTTCTCCAATACGAGTCATTAGTGGAGTTGCCCAGCAGGCCCGACCCGACCATAGCAATAATTCACGTGAAGATATTTTTGGTGAAGGAGAGGCGAGAACACTTTCGGATGAAGCACGGAATATGCTTGCCATGGAATTAATGACGCGTTCCCGTGCGAATCTTGATGTTGTTTATGCAACAGAAAATTCCGTAGTATTCAACCGCGAGGTTGGGCAAGGAAACCACATTACATACCGTCTTTCGTATTACAGAGACCCGGATAGTGGCGAATATATGTTTGGCAAGCCCGAAAAAATGGGCAGTCATAGCGATGACAGTAGAATTGCCTCGCCAACCGTAGTCCCATCACAGATGCCTTCGATGCCAATGATGGTCAAACCACAGGCCGTCAATCCGTACTCGATGAGCGGAATGCCTTCTGCTGTTCCCCAGATGGGTAATTATGGAATGGAAAAGTCACTTGATTTTGGCGCAGATACAGCGGCAGATTTTGTTCTTTCAGGAATTCAAAACGGCTCTATTTCTTCGTCTACCGGAAATGAAAAAATTGACGCAGTTATTCACCTTCTCAAGGGACTGCCCGCGAAGTCGGATAATCAGCAGGTATTTACCATTGCGTGTGAACCACATGAGGCTTTCTATATTAAGTCAGCAATCGACCCGGTTCTCGAATACCACCGCCTTGATGTAGAAATCGACGAATACGGTATTCATGTCGTCAATGGGCTATCCACTGAATCAATTAGCGCATTAACCAAGGCCGCAGAATCTATCGAAACTATCACCACTAAGGCTGGTGGTTCAAAAAAATACAAGCGCCCTTAGTTTTCGGCCTTGGGTTAAGTCTCGAATCTAAGGGCCTAGGGCCAAAAATTGGAACACGACTTAGTGGTGGGCTTCGTGCAGCACCGCCAGGAATGTCATTTGTTGACATAACAGGAACCGTTGACGCAGATACAGACGGAATAGTGTTTGAAGGCAAGCCCGGTCTTGAACGACCCATAATCCCTAGATTCCTTGTACCTAAGAATCTTGCTCGCAAAATTTCTTCACTCACCGAAGGCGACGCCCTAGAAATAGAAAAGCAACGACGCAGTGGTGACGGCAATATTTCCTTTGACGAAACAAAACTTCGCTCAATTATTGAAAAAATTGGCGGAGACGTCAACTCCTTGAAGCCCGTGGACGATACAGCCGAAACCGGCATGCGTAGTGCGAACGCCTCAGACGGCCCGGATTTCCAAGAACCACCGATTGCCGATGTACCAGAACAGTTTGATGGTTTCTGGACCCCAGACGAAGAACAATTGCGCGACCTAGATAAGCGTTCTGGTCGCAGGACACCTCCTCCTCCTCCTGCCAATATCGGGCAGAAGTATGTAATTTCACGGGATGATGATGGCGTTTATTTTGCGGAGAATATTTCAGCAGAAGATGTTTGGTCGCTTCGTTCCGGTGCATCAAAAGCGCCGAAGCGTCCTTTCTTTGCCCCACGTGGAGGCGGGAATAAGCCAGATAACGGCGAAGGTTATTACTTCTCTACAAACGGAAAACGCTATTGGGGCAAGTATGGCGCAGCGGGAGCGTTGGTCCGTCGTAAAAATTCAGACGGAGAATACGAATATTTTCTAGCGAGACGCGCTGATGGTATGTCGGTCGGTGGTGGCAAGTGGTCATTCCCTGGTGGGGCACACAAAGATAAAGAAAATTCAAAACTTCCAGGTGCTACTGCGATTGAAGAATTTGGCGAAGAGGTTGGTGGAGATATCTCTACACTCAAACCAATTCACACCTACACAGACCAGGTTGCCCCTGACTGGAAATACGACACTTACGTGTTTGAGGTTGGGCCGGATGAACTGAATGACTTACGGTCGATGGACGGCGAAAGCACTGATACGGGTTGGTTTACGGCATCTGACATTATACAAATGGCAGAAGACGACAAACTTCTAGAGTCATTCAAACGTTCAGCAAAAGAAGTATTTGCTCTTTCTGGAGATGAAGTCAAGGGCAATAAAACTACAAGAAAAATTAAAAAAACATTGAAGAAAATTAGTGGCGAAAAAGTTACTTCTTGGCAAGAAAAGATAAAAAAATACGAACCAATTGAACCAGAAGATTATTTTGATATCAATAATGAAATGCAGTCTGATTTTGGTATTTCTATTGGCCAAGTGATGCAGGATGAATACGATGAAGGCGCATCTATTAAGGAGATTGCGGAAAACTGGGGAATTTCAGCCCATGAAGTTGAAAAATTGCTTAGTGAAAATAAAAAGGGCGGAATGTCATCAACTTCCGTCGGACAAATCATGCAGGATGAATACGACGAGGGTGCGTCAATAAAAGAAATTGCAGAAAATTGGGATATAACGACTCAAGAAGTTGAAGATTTTATGAGTCGACCACCTTCTGTCGGGATGTCATCTGCCAAAACGAATAGAGATTCACGAGGGCGCGACGCAACGCCAGCAAAAAAGAAAAAATTAGACTCCGTTATAGATTTTGTTATAGACAAAATTAGTCCAGTCACAGTAATCCAAGCATATATAGATTTTTCTGATAGACGACAGGAAAAAAAGAATCCAAGCCTTACGGCTGAACGTCTTGCAAGAGAAGAAAAAATGAAGTCAGGAGTCGATAAAGCAGGCAAATCAGGCATATCTATTGCTACAAAAATGGCATTACCAGAGTACAAGACGCTTATGGAGAAAGTTTCCCTAAATGGGGAGACTGTTCTGGCAAGTACATCAGCAAGAACTGCCGAAGTTCAAAAACTTATCGACAATTTGGCATCAAAAGTTGATGGTGATTTGGATGGAATGGATTTCTCCAAAGGAAACTTCTCTGGCATTGATTTTAAAAATTACTCATTACGTAACGCAAGTTTCTTTGGCTCCACTC